AGCAGCGAAGTCAGCGATCTCTTCAAAGATGATCTTCTCATGATAGTTCTCATAATATTCTGATTTCAAAAAAGGAACTACCTTACGATAGTACTCCTCATTAAAGAGGAGATTTCGCAAGATAGTTTCTTCAATACGTTCAATTGCCATAGGAGAATTCCTTCTTTGCTGCTTCTTCCAGTCGTTCCATCACTTCGGGGGTGAAATATTTTTCGGGATCAGCAAGTATAGCAGAAGGATAAACGGAAGATTCCCCAACACGAACCCTATTACCGACCCGCTGGAAGACTCCGTACTGTTCACCCAGTTCCAGTAAGCCGTAGTATTTGTCAAGACCTCGCTCGTCAAAAAATAGACGTGTTGCAACTTTAGAACCCTCCACGGTTAGACGAGACTTCTTTGCCTCGCATTTAATAATGTTGCCAACCACCTCTTTCTTACTGTCACGTTCCTTAGACTTACTAAGATAGATGATAGTAGAAGCAGCATACTTCAAACCAGTGCCGCCACCCATTTCCTTGGTGGGAACATAAGAACCAATCACATCATATGTATGGTTGGTCACGATCATAGGCACCTGGGCTTGTCCAAGCTTCAATGTTAGCACACGGAAAGCACCTTTGATCAACTGAGATTTGGTCATGTCACGAACCTGCTTGTCGTTGGCAACGTCTTCCATCTCCTTTGTGGTAGAAAGCATACCAAGAGAGTCTAGCACAAACATCATAGGCACGCGCTCGTCCTTAGGTTCCTTGAGATACTTGTCAAGGATCCTACATGCCTGTGTCCTGAACTCCTCAATAGTGGCAACAGGGAACAATACCATACGCTTAGAATCAATACCACGAGACTCAATCATCTCACGGGAAATGGCGGATTCAGTCTCAAAATAAATGACGCCACCTGTAGGATTAGCATCAAGGAAATTACGAACGACGCTGAGAGCAAAAAAAGTCTTGCCCGTGCTTGATTCTCCTGCCAAGGCTGTAACTTTGTTGGAAGGAAGACCTCCAAAAAGCGAACCACTAACCAGGGCATTAAAGATATAACTGCCAGTATCAACGTAGTTAGTAATGTCGCCAGCAGCAACTCCTTCACTAACCAAACCAGCAAACTCGTTTCCACTTTCTTTAATTACAGAATCTAAGAATCCCATTGATCAACTCTCTCCTCATAGAAATTTACATAATTATACTGATCTCGCATTAGTTTAGAAAACGCGAGAGCAGTGTTGTAGTCCTCAAAGCACTTAATATCTTCGGATCCTACTTGCCCAACCACATGATTGGTCCATGTCACCACAAAGATTTTCTTGCTCATTCAAAGAAACTCCCAATTGACACAGTTTTCTGATGGGTCCATCCAATGCATTGTAGCACATTTTTGAGTGGTTCCAAGAATGATTTTTCAAACTGTGTTTGGTAATCCACATACTTTTCAATACCAAATTCTTTGGGGACATCGCCAAAGAAACTGATGCAATTTTCGTGTAATGGATTTGGAGTTTTCAAATACATGAACTTAATCTTCTCACCCTCTTGGATAAGTTGATGCTTGTGTTCAATCTTATGTTTTTTGATGTAGTAATTATACAGTAGAGCGCCTCTTACATGGATTGGGGTTCCTTTTGTGTAGATCTCCGTAGGGTGACGGTACTTGGCAAGGTTGTTAACTCCTCTGGGAAAGGCAACTTCTTCATAAGGTCGTTCTCTAGTTTCTGTTCGTACATCATTGATAAAACTGATAAGTTCATCATTTGTTTTGCCGATAATAATCTTAAACGCTGCATACAACTTGTCCCTAAAATACGCAGGAGTAGAGCTCCTTGCCGTCTCCAAACCCATGATCTTCATCTTGGGTTCTTTATATCTAACGCCCTCACTGTCCCATACATTGAGAATGTAACGCTTCTTCGCAGTCCAGATACCACGATCAGCGATATTCTCACGCTTCATTTGCATCTTCTGGTCATACGCCGAAACGTAATCTGCAAGTTCTTGGTATGAACGTTCAATAAAAGGTTCCAGTTTCTCTTGGCAGATCTTGTCAAGTATCGCCACAATTGCTGCTTTGTCGCTAGACTTAGCACCAAAAAATTTACTAACAAGAGGTCCAAGATTAAGATAGATTGAATCGGTATCGCTAGCGATGACATAATCCACCTCTTCTGTAGAGAGCAGTTTATTTAGGTATTCGTTCATACGATTCTCAATCCAACGGATTGAGACCTGTCCAGACAAGGTGATTGCTTCTGCATTAGCGAGACGATAATAGCGGAAGTGCTCATTCCCAATAGCACCATAAGCACTGTTGAGAGAGATTTTTTTCGCCATCTGGATGTTGTTGTAACGGGCGATTTCTTTTGTAAGTTCAACTGTGGGCGTCTTCTCGTATTGTTTCTTTGCTTCAATCATCTTCTTCTTAAAGATGACACGACTGTCATACATTTTCTTCATCATCTGAGGAAGAAACCCATCCTTATCTTTAGAATACTGTGCGCCGTTAGCACACACAGCATACTCACCATCAATCTCTACTTGCTTTTCAAGTATCTTATCAACGGTGACTGATGAATGTCTGGTATCCTGGAGCGTCTCTGGGGAGATATTATACTGCATAATAAGGTGAGGATACAGGCTGTTAAGATCAAAACTAACAACCCAATCATAGAATCCTGGTTTTGGTTCTTTGACATATGCACCCGCATACTTAGCATCTTTGATTGCTTCCTTCTTAGGAGGAATTGCAATCTTCCTCTTTAGAAGTTCCACATAGATGTAGTTATCCCACATGCGAACCTGACTAAACACATCTTCATAATTCACCTTGGCATCGTATGCCATAGTGAATGCAAGTTCAATCAGTTTCATCTTATCATCTAGTCTATCAACCAGACGAACGTCATGAATGTTGTACTCAATGAACTTCTGCCAGTCGTTCTCATAGAACTCTTTGAACGTATCAAACTCAGAGTGATCTAGTTTCTTTTGTCCGAGTTCAACGAAGGCGATGTGATCCAGTCGGTAAGATTCTTGATTGGTGTAAGTAAATTTTCTGTACAGGTCAAAGTAATCCAGAGTAGAAATCCCTGGAAGATCATAAGCGATCTGTTTTCTTCCCTTAATGACAATTTCCCTAGAAGAAATAAGCTTCCAAGGGCTAAGAGTCTTAGTAAACTTCTCACCAAGGATCCTATCAATGCGCCGAGCAATATAGGGAATATCAAACAACTGAACATTCCAACCAGTAACAACGTCAGGACAGTTTTCATTCCAATACTGAAGGAATGCCATCAACATGGTTTCTTCAGAACGGAAATGCATATAGTCAACCATGGAATCTTTGTTGTCAAAGGGGCGAGCTCCAAAGACAACAATGCGACCAGTATAAGAATCCTTGATACTGATCGCTAAAATTTCCTGGTCTGCAGTTTCAATGTTGGGGAATCCGTTCTCTGCAGCAGTTTCAATATCAATTGTGAACACACGAATCTTAGATACGTCATAACGAATCTCTTCTTCTGGATGCTGTTCAGCAATATATTGATATAGATAACGACTGTTTCCATAGATAGGAAACTCCTCAACGTCTTTATACTTTTTGATGAACTCTTTCGCTTCATTGATAGAACCCATGTTAATGGGTTCTACACAGTCACCTTCTAGTGTCCTCCACTCAGAATAATTCTTTGTAGGGACATACAGGGTGGGACTAAACGGCACCCTGTATGAAAAAGGCTGACCACCTTCATAACCACGAACCAACAGGCGGTTACCTGCCTGTTCAACATTAGTATAAAACTTCATTCAGTAAGCAGTGCGGGGTTACCGCCATAGTAAAGAGTAATAAAATCACTACTCGGGTCAACAAACGTAATTATATCAGAAGATCGGATGACTGCCTCCTTTTTAGAGGCAAAGGGGAGCCAGTCTGTCAACTGGTCCCCATCAATCAACTTGGGTTCAATCAAGATGCAGTCAGGATCTCCAAAGGTTACACCTTCAATTTCTTCAACTTGCGCCAGCAGCCACTGGTCCTTCAGTAACAGCACTTTCAGTAGTTTTTCCAAGGATATCATCTCCATTATTAGGTAGGAAAGCAAGGTCTACACCAGACTCTTTCAGTTTAGTAACATAGTTCTGCAAGATTTCTCCTGCAGGTGGCATCGCAGAGATGACCGACTGTGGTGCAATACGATGATCTTCATAAGGAGTATAAGGATTCCATCGGGTGTAAGAAACACGATACTCATCGCCATCCTGAGAGAGACTCAGTTTTAGAGGATACAGAAGTTGATATGCAACGAACCGTTCTTCTCCTCCTTCAGGACCAGGCTCTAAAACCTGAGTGAAATTACAAATAACATGTTCTCCAGTAACAATCTGAATAACCCGAACATTGTGCTGAATTGTATCTGCCATAATTAAAACAATTTTCTATAGTATAACAAAGTAAAAGGGGACCGTCAAGTCCCCTTCGGTTTTATTTAGAAGTGTTTCTTACGCTTCTGTTTTTCTGGTAATTCTTTTCTGAGGACGACTGTAAGTAGACCATCAATAAATTCTACACTCTCTACTTCCACATCGTCACCCATCTGCCAGTTACGAGAGAATGTTCTATAAGAAATGCCTCTGTGTTCGTAACTTCTTTCTTTATCTTCTGGTGCTTTACGAGCGGATACTGTCAATACATTCCGTTCTGTTTCCACTTCAATATCTTCTCTTGAAAATCCCGCAAGAGCGACTTCCAAAGTGGCGCAGCCATTAGATCCATTAATAATGTTGTATGGTGGGTAATTACTTCCACCTCCTGCAAGAGCTTCAAGTCTGCTGAATGTTTCATTGAATCCGATTGAATAAGGGGTATATGTTTCCCAATTAAATGTTCCCATTGTCCTGTTAAGCGACGTTTACATTAGGACCCCGAAGGCATCCTGGCGTAAGAGTGGGACGGTTACCCGTCCCTCATCCTCTCACAGTATTATTTAACGATTAGCACTAAACCTTTAATAGCGGAGAACCGTATTAAAACTTACGGTTTACTCTAAGCAAACCGATCTTAAAATTATGTTTTGATGTTCGTTACGCGGATTTCTGTTCTTGTGAATATACTCCATAGTTTCATCACTGAACAAATCAAATCCTATACTATATCTTTCATTAAAAACTTCTTTCACTTCATGCTCAACCCACGAAGGAAACAAAGTAACTCTACCAGGACGGTTCGCTACTCTCCATGGTCCATAAAAGAGTGAAAGATGAGGTACATTATAGTCTGTCGTCGTTCCTGTATTCAGAGAAATGTTGCCGCTAACCCATGTATTCTCATGGTAAGAATGGCAATGCAATTTTATCTCTTCTCTTGGTGTC